GATACATCTACACAAGATGATATGTTTATTAGATTCTCGGATCAAGAAGATATAAATACTTATACACCTACAGCAACCAATACAGCTGGTACACAAAGATTGGCCGACGGATCACAGATCATGGGAGCGATTAGAGGTCGTGATGCAATTTATATTTGGACAGATACTTCATTATTTACACAACGTTTTGTTGGTCAACCATTTACATTTGCATTCGCACAAGTTGGAACCAACTGTGGACTTGTTGGACAAAATGCTTGTGTTGAAGTTGATGGTGCTGCGTACTGGATGTCAGAGAATGGTT